TTCCCACACTGGGTCTGTAAGTTTTTTATCGAATCTTGTGACATAACCAAGTATGTAATCAAGGATAACCATTGTTTCTAAAGTCAGTGCTTTAGACAAATATAATTTTAGAATCTCTGGATGTTGATTCTGTGCACAGGAAAAAAGATTATCAAAATCTTTTCCCTGAACAAACACTTCACTTTCAGTCTTAAACATGTAAGTAAGACTTTGAACTTTTTTCAACCAATTTGTGAAATTATCTTCACCACTTCTAATTATTTCCCCAATCCATAAGGACTCTGGGTCGTTGCATTCAACAAAGTTTGCAACAAAATATGCTTTTATCTCATCGTCATTCTTCTGACGAGACATTTTCTCAAAGAAATATCTATCCTTTCTTTTATTGAAAGAGGCAATAGATGCTCTTGACCTACCACAGTATTTAAAATAATCATATGATGGCTTTGTGAAGTGATTCTTCACTGCCAGATAAGTTTTATAGACTTCAAAGGGGGTCACTTTCAAAATTTCAAAGTTGCTCTACTAGTTTTCTTGAGGAAGTTGAGACGGGTTGCCTCACACTTGATTTTTTCTTTCAGTGGTTTTGAAATAAGTTTTGGAACAGTTTCAAGTTCGATACTATGTTCCTCACAGTAAGTGATAATTGCATCAATGTAGGTAATTTTAGAAACCTTTACAATATGCTCAATATCTTGGGCAAACTTTTGTGGACATAGAAACTTGTCTTTTATTGCATCCTTGATGTTATTTTGCATATTTAAAACATTGGTGGTTAACAAGTTCTCCAGTGCATTGGAGGATAAAAGTGAAGTGCTTTTCATAAATTATGATGTTTGTGATTCTACGAACTCTTTAATATATTGAACAAGGAGTTTAATGTACTTTGTCTTGTCTCGTTCTTCGTATACAACGCATTCCCCATTTTCACATGCCATGATAATGACAAGTTTTTCGACAGTTATACCTGTCAGTTCGTATAGCATACACGCATATGCACAACACTGAACAAAATAATGTTCAATCCATTCAACGGGTTTAGGTTTCTTGGAGGTTTTGAAGTCAATTACTGCAAGTTCACCATCAAATTCAGCAATACAATCAACTGTTCCTGCTATTCCCAGGTACTTACTGTAAAGTGAACTCTCAAGTGCATGAATGTTGTCTATTTTGTTTAGTTCCTCTTTAGCAATTTTGAAGAGGAACTCCGAGAGTGGTTGAACTTTAGGTAATTCAGGGATATTAAGAAGATAGTTCTCAACTAAACTGTGCATATCAGTGCCACGACTGGTTGCTTGCTTAGTAATTTTATCTGCTTTTTCTACCCCTACCTTTTTTCTCCACTCTGCAAAAAATTGACGATTTTTGTGACTGGTTACAGACGTGATAGAAACTAATTTAATAAGTTCCTCATTATCGGGAACTTTATAAAAACGAACTCCATCAATAGTCTCTCTTTCGAGAGATGGAAGATTCAAATCAACATGATTAAAAAGAGTCATCAATAACCAGATTCAAGTTTTGCAACTAAGTATTCTTTGACAAGACCAGAACGTACAATATCCTCGATGCCAAACTCTATTATATCAAAAGATGGCATTTTCCTCAAGATGTCCATGAAATCGACGATTCCATTTTTCTCATTTGCTTTGGTCAAGTCAGATTGACGAGCATCACCACAGAACATAATCTTAGAATCTTCACCAACACGGGTGATGATAGAGTCAAGTTCGTGGAAGTTCATATTTTGGAATTCGTCAACGATAATAATTGAATTATCGAGAGTTGTTCCACGAACAAAAGAGGTACTCCAGAACTTAATCGTTTCTTGCTGCTTAAGATTACCATACAACATTTCAAAATCAACTTCTGTTGGAAGTTGGAACATGTATTTCACCATGTTCTTATATGGAATCTGATACAGAGAAGATTTATCTTCATGGTCTCCAGGAAGGAATCCAATTTCTCTAGTAGAGACGAGAGACCTTACAACATAAATCTGTTCATATGGAGTAATCTCGTTTAATACTTCTTGTAGAGCATTATACAGAGTAATGAAAGTTTTACCAGTACCTGCTGCTCCATAAGCAACGATGTTTTTACCTTCTTTATATGATTCAAACAGTCTAGTTTGATTATCAGTTAAAGGGTCAACTCCAATAAGAAGGTCCGAGTTAATCGGTCTCTTCCTTTTCATTTTCTTAGCAGTCATTCCAACCCCAATTGGTTGGTCATGATTGTTTTTCTTTCTTCTTGGCATGTCAAATCTTCAAATTTCTTGCTCCAGGTTGCTTAGATGCTTTTGCTAGCACCTCATTCCAACCAGGATGGTTTTTAATGAGTTTGTTTTGGAAGTCACCGACTTCACCAAAACCTGGTGCAGTTGATGGGTCAGAGTAGTCACGTTGCCAGTCAGGGTTGTCTTTGCACCACTGGTCCCAATCGTGAATACTCATCTTCACTTCTTTTTGCTCACCAGTCTGAGTATTAATAACAGGATATGTTGCCATTCTAATATTGTGTCAAGTAACTATTTAGTTGGTCCATTCCATTGCCTCTGCAACGGCAGGAAATTGTTCAATAAAGATTTCCTTTGCCAAGTTTGCAATTTCCATATGCTCTGCTTGTGTTCCATTAGCAGAACGCAGGTCAATATAATGGATCCATGAGCGCACTGAGCCCGTCATGTAGATTCTTGTGGGTGTTGCCAAAGGAAGTACAAAGCGAGCACACTCTTTTGCAATATCAGCATCAAGAAGTTCCTGATAGAGTTTCATTGCTTCTTCAAAATGCTTTTGAATCTTTATCTGAAAGTCCTGTCGTGTAAATGGGTCAATGTCGTCAATACTATTCTGACGATTTTTATGGTCCTGTCGTCGTAGGTCTGGGAGTGGAATCGTCTCCGAGAGTAAGGTAGAATCAGCATACCGTTGTGAAAATTCTTGATATGTGAACGAACGATGGCGCAGCACTTGAGCTGCCAGTCCCCTGGTAGTATTGATTTCCAGGGTCATGTATGCCTGTTCAAAGATGCTCCAGTGCTGGTGTTTTACACAATACCGCAGAAGACCAGAGAACTTTTCGTTTTCTTGATTATTTGGATTTGATACACGGGCACAATATGCCATGTGTTTTTCAGCATCTGGAGTGACACTGATAAGTTTTACCGTTTGCTGCATAAATCCTCAATCTGGGTATCCGTCATCATCGTTGAATATCTCATCATAATCTGCTTGATATTCAATTGGGTCGTCAAAATTTTCTGACTTATTAGTGTATGCATCAACATCAGAGTATACTTCCGACTTCAACCCATCGACAAGTAACTCTAAATTCCTAACGATTAATTTAAGTCTTTCTTTATCCATCTATGTGATGATTACTAGACCAATTCTACACATAAAAAAGGGGGTAGTCAACCCCCTGTACACATAAAAAAAGAGAGGACTTACCTCCCTTTTAAATCTCTGCAATTATACGTGGTTTTGAATAGTTTCTCAAACCATTCATCCAAGTGGATTCGATAACAAGACCAGTAGTTAACTCCTCTATATGTGAGTTGATAACATGCTGGTTCTCTACTATCTTTATCCTTATCATCATGATGATAAGTGTAATTCTGCATTTACTTCCTATTCAGAAGAAGCATCTCACCATACATCATGCCGATAAATGCAACACAACCAATAGAAATCAATCCTACGACTGTTAAGTTCTGCATAAGCTTACTTGGTGTAAGTACGACCACGGTAGCAGAAGGTGCCATGAGACTCCTTGGACTCTACACAACGCTGGTCATACTCAACACCACGATATGCGGTATGAGTAATTTGTGCATCGTGAAGTGCTGCTGCCTTTTCGATTTGCTTTTTGATGAGAGTAAGTGTGTTCATTGTACTGAAAGAGTTAGGGTGAATAAACTCCCGTTCCTTCAGTCGTTTGCGTCCCAGTAGAATTCACATTCTGGTACGTAGTCCTTTATGGTCTCTACCAGTTCTAACTTCCACTCTGCATTTAGATGCTCATGCTTATGAATGCGTAGCATTATAAGATCAGCATCTGCACATGACATTGTGGTTGATAGTAGTAATTCTATCATGGGATGAACGCTCCGTTCCGCGACTTACTTGCGTCTTATGTATACAACCCGTCGCATTGACCTTCCACCTTTGTCTTGAGATACCCAATTAGATTCAACTTCGACCGTAGGTCTAGGTGCGGATCTGCTTGGATCTCTACTCGACGTTGGAGGAACCTTTCACAACTCATGTGCCACCCGTAAGGGTTGCCGTCATCATGATGGGCAATGGTCATTGCCAGCAAGATACTTAACATGGGATGAACGTATGGTCATCATAGACCATTTAATTTATATAGTCAAGTACTTTTGTATACCGTGATACAGTTTTAAGATTCTTTTCTTTTTTTGTCCAGTTCTCGGACGATGTTAAGTGGGTTGTTTTTAATCTTCTTATAGTCCTTCATTACCTTCTTAAGGGCACCTTCATTGACATCAATCCCAAGTTCTTTTTTGAACTCGTTTCTCAATTCTCTTTTTAAAACGTCTTCAAATTTTTCTCTCATTTTTTCTTCTTAGATTTTACTTCGTTTCCCCAAAGTTTAGGACTAACTCTTCCCTCTGCTTGGTACATAGTAACAAAGTTTTCTTTATACTTGTCGTAATAATGGTCGAAGAGTTCGACTGTTTTCGATCCTTGGGCAATATCGTAACAGTCAACTCCACCGACCCTATAATGAATCACGTAAGCATTGTTTGGCAAAGTGGTATCATTTGCCAAGTCTTTATCACAGTTTTCATGAATAATTTTCAACTTCTACCTCCCCAGGTAATATCGGGAAATGCTTCTGAAACAATTTCCTTCGTAATCTTATACTTTGTTGATAGTTGCTTGTCTTTACACAGACAAATAATTTCTGCTTCTAAAGGATGAAGTCCTTCAAGAAGACCAATAAAAATACTTTCTCTACGGAGATTGCTCAATCCAGGGTTACCACCTTGGATAAAATTATACAACTTAGTATATTCGGTTCTAAGTGTAGTGTGCTTTTGGTCAGTAGCACCTAGAGAATTTCCACTCTCCATTGCATCTGCTGCACGATTAATCTTATCCGTCATTGTGGTTGCTTCCATGCCATCCTCACCGAGGTATGGAACCTCACCAGGAGGCAGCAAAGAAATAACCGACTCATCGAAATTCCAAATAAAGATTGCTTTCAATGAGTCGTGTGCATATTCCCGTAGAAGTTCAACCTTTTTTGCTTTTGCTCTTTGCTTTGATACTAGTTGTAGAACCTCAAACGCAAAAGGTTTTGCTGGGAGTTTAGGAGTTTCAGTCTTCTTCCTCGTCTTCGTCGTCATAGCCATTTTCAAATCGTACTGCTAAAATTTCATCTGGTAAGATGTTTCCGTTCTCATCAAACATCTCTGGGTGTGCGTAAACAGGAGTCGTCTGGTACATATGCTCTTTAGCTAACCACCCAACGACACCTCCTACGAAAAAGAACATAATTGAGACTAATGTTCCGATTGTTAGAGTTACTGCTAACATCTTCCTTCCTCCGAGAGAACTACTCTTTGTCAATCTTTCGTATGTTTATCTGTATGGTAAACTCTCTCTTAAAGAGAGAAAACCGATTGCTGAACCAACAATTTTCATTATTGGAATCTTCGTTCTTTTCCCTCCTTTTACGAAGTAATAATTCTACCCCCCGATTGACTCTAGGGGATTCAGAGTTATTTATAGTACCCATTCAAATCATGCCGTTTTCGACTAGATGACGAACAGTATCAGAGGCTCCTCCAATTTTTTCACCGTCGATTACTACTTGAGGGAAAGTAGCATCAACACCGAACTCACTATAGAACTCATCTGCCACAAAGTCAACATCTAAAACCTGCTCGGTAAATGTGATGCTTCTCTGCTCAAAGACGGTCTTTATTTTTGCACAGTAAGGACAATAATCCTTACTCCAAACTGTAATGCTCATGCTACTTTGTTCCTCCTTGGTTTATATGTCGTTAAATTATTTGTAAAATCTTGATTTAGATATTGTCTCTGCCATTTAATTATAGCATCGTATCTTTGCTCTGTAAAAAACTTCTGACTACGATACCATTGCTCGATTGGTTCGTGTGCCTTTGACCTATTACACTTTGTACAAGCACACAGAACATTTGTTATATGGTCGTTCCCACCTTTTGAACGAGGGACGATGTGGTCAATCGATAATTCATTTGTTTTACTCCCGCAGTAAGCACATTCATGGTTCCATCTCTCTTTTATTGACTCCTTCCACATCCTTTTTGCTTCATTCGGTGAACAAGTTTGCAAATTGAACAAAAAGTCTTGTGGAGAGTTTAGGATTTCCATACGGTCTAAGGCAAGTACAATTTAAGATTCTGTGGAGGCTAGATTTAAATGCATCCAGCTCGTTGCAATCATCTTTTCACCTGACAATGGAGGGTTCCCTCTATGTGTGTGAGTCCAAGTAACTGGGAAAATTACTACTCTCCCTTTTCTTGGTTTTACTCTTCTACTTTGGTAGAGGAACTCTGTTTCTCCTCCGTCTTCTACATCATTTAAATACACCATTGTGGTTAAATGTCTAGTGATGGTAGGCACCGTTGCACCTTTTTCATGATGCCATTGATGGTAACCTTCACCAGGTAGAGTTCTCTGTATGTTTACTGTATATTGCATTGAAGGCATTTTGATCAACACCTGATACTCTTTCACGTATTCATGTAAACATTGCCCCATCAAACAGTTGTAAGAGTTGGCAATTTCCAAATCAGCAGTAACCTCAAATGAAGATGTAATACAAACTGCTTCATCTTTAACGATTTCACCTCTGTTCTGGATTCCTCTTTGGAGAGATTTATCCAGTTTTCTCATATGATGAAAGTATCTAATCATCTCACTGGGATCAAAGTCAGTATCAAAGACTCCAATGAAGTCCCTAATGTCCTGTTTCCAGATTTTATGTAAAGTATAGTCTGGTTTTTTTAATGAAACATCCATAAC